TACTTGGTAATCACGAAGATAGGATCAATAGAACAATAGATGATATACCAGAACTTGATGGCACAATTAGCACAGATGACTTTAAATTTAAGAAGTATGGTTGGGAAGTTCATGACTATCAAATTCCAGTTGTGGTCGATGGCGTATACTACTGTCATAATTTTCCTACTGGTGTTATGGGTAAGCCTATTAGTGGTGACAATATTGGGCGTGCCTTACTAACAAAAAATAAAGTATCTTCTACTGTTGGTCATATACATACATTCGATTATGCTATGTGTGCACTGCCTTCTGGAAGAAAACTAATGGGACTATCTGCAGGTTGTTACTTGCATCACAAAGAAAACTATGCTAAGAATACACAGCAGATGTGGTGGAGTGGTTTAATAGTTAAACGTAATGTAGATAAAGGTGAGTATGATTTAGAGATGATGGAGTATAATACTATTAGGAGAAAGTATGGCAAAAAGTAAAAGAGTATATGAAAAAGAGATAGATCACAGCCATGATATATCTTATGAGAATGAGGTAGTATATGACAATGTTAATTCACCTGCTCATTACAAACATGGTAAGAAAGAAACTATAGATGTTATTCGTGATTGTATGGAGAGTGATGAGTATCATGGGTATCTTAAAGGTAATGTCTTGAAGTATGTTTCAAGATATAAATTTAAAGGAGAGCCATTGGAAGATCTAGAAAAAGCACAATGGTATTTAAATAAATTAGTACAGGAGGTTAAGGATGGGAGCAGTTAAACATGCGTTACTAGAGGTAGAAGACTTTGTGTCTGGATGTCTAGGAGAAGGTCGTACATTAAATCAAACAATAAGAGATGCAGTGGAAGAGTTTAAAAGAGTAGACAACTCCTATTTATTAGATGCAGATTTTATTGAGGATAAGTATTACCAATTTAAAGGGCAGATATGAGAGAGTTATTTCTAGATGCGTTACAAGATAAATACAAAGCACAAATATCAGATGCTAAAGCTAAAGCAACTGTGTACTTAGATAACCCTGTAGCAATAGGGGAACATCCTCAGTTTATAGAAGAGTTAGATAAACTTGTTAATGTAATATCTAGTGCAGAAGAAAATATAAAAACAATAGAAGAGTACTTTGGGGGTACAGATGACTAAAGAGAAAGGAAAAGAACAAGTAGGATCAAGAACATTTTTAATAGACTCGATGCAACTACAAGATTTAATGAGGTACTTAATGAGTAGACCTTATGCTGAAGTTGTAAAGCTTATGAATATGTTAAGTACATTAAATCAATTAGATCCTAGCATTGGTGCAGACTTTGTTAAGAAACAAGCAGGTGAAACTAATGGAAAAAAATAACCCAATACATCAGACAGGTCTATTGTTTGAATTGAAGATAGGTTTAAATAAAGATAATGCAGTAGTGATTGACTACGGTGGAAAACCTGTAGGTAAAATAAGAGAAGCACTTAAAGATTTTAAGTATCAAGCTAATCTTTGTGCAGCAATTATTAATCATGCTAACTCTACTGGTAAAAAACTAGAGGATGACATTAAAGAAATGATACAGAAAATTTAAAGTTTTGGTCTGAAGAAGTTGCACCAAAAAAAAAGGCTCCCTTAAAGGAGCCCTGTTGTTGCCTAACTGTGGGGAAGTTAACGCTTCCCCTTTTTTTATGCGTGTAATTATTTCTTTGCTATAGTATCTTTATTAATTCCTTTCTTAATAATATAATCTTGAGTACCATTGGCACCTGTAGTAACTTCCTTCTTAAGATGTCTAAATAAACTCATCTCTTTTACTTTTTTATATTTTTCTTTTAAGAAATTTTCTATTACTTTATTATCTCTCATTAACAATTCCATGCTCTTAAAGCTTTATTAATTCTACTCTGTGGATCGTTAGCAGTTTTCTTTGAAGTAAGTTTCTTCTTCATACCTTTCATACGTGCACAAAAACTAGCTCTTCTTGGGTTACCTACTACTTTGCTAGGTGGTTTTAAATTGCCACCAGTTTCTTTATTGTAGCTATCCCTACCTTTTTGATTTAATCCACCCTCAGGATTCTTACCTTCTTTTCTAGTCCAAGTTGCTTTAGACATTACGCAAAACTCCTATACTTTTTTACTTTATTTGCTATAGTCTTTGGTTGTTTTACAAATTGTTTTCCTGCTGCTGTACCTCTTCTTTTAGCAGCTGTTGTAGCAGCGTACTCAGAAGAAGATAAAGACTTAATTGCTTTTGCAGGTAAGTATCTCTCTCCTGTTTTACTTGAAGGTTTACCAGACTTAGTTCTCCACTTCTGTCTACCCCAAGCCTGTAAACTTTTTTGGGATTTAGCTAATACCATTATGATGTATAGCCTCCACCAGATGCTTTATATTTTTTAGCTAATAGTTGTGCTTTTCTTGCAGACCATTTTCCAGCAGCTGTACCTTGGGTTGCCGAGTTCTTAACTTGATTAAACATTTTCTTTCTCATTGTAGGCTTTGTATAGTTACCTGCTTTATTCACTGTCATTTTTACTCCTCTAAATAATCCATTGTGTATATTCTTTACCATCGTAAAGTAATGCTTCTTTTCTATTCTCGTCTTTATTGTATGAGCAATGCACCCATCCACTTGAGGGGTCGTTAGGGGTATAAAATTCTAGTATCAATTGATCAAATACTAGGTTGTTCTTGATGTACTTTGCTAGAGATTTGTTATCTAAACCAATCATTTCAAAATCAGCTGCTTGTCCTTTAGCATGTTGACTGGTAGTCTTGCTACCAATAGCTACACATAAGTCTTCTGATCTATAACCAGAGGTAATTATCATAGGCTTACCAAAGTTTCTACGTGTAGGCTCTAGTATTTGTGTACATAATTCTGTTAAATTTTCTATATGCTCAAGAGTAGGTTTATTATCTATACCTTTTCTCTCAGCAGTTTGAGATTTTGTTAGTTCTGATAAACTAAAGTGTCCACTAAGTTGCATTAGTTTGATAGGGGGTTAATATTTTTAACTCTTATCTCTTCCATTTGCACCTTTAATAATTCTATTTCTTTTTCTAAAACTTTAATGTCTGTTTTGCTGTGTGAGTGTGATGTATTATGTGAGTGAGTTGTGTCTGCATTTTCTAATGCTTTAACTTTTTGTTCTAGAACTGCAACTATAGATAAATCTACTGTTTTAGATGCGTTAGTTAGTGCATCAAGTTTAGTCATAACCTCACCATACTTAACAAATCCACCACCGATTGCAACAATTGCTGCAACTAATGCGGCTATGCCTGCTAGCTGATCTTTTATATTAAATTTTTTATCCACGTTTTAACTCCTCTAATTCAATTAATAACATTTGTTTTTCGTTATCTAATACTTCTAATTGTCTTTTCTTCATACCTATAATATCATTAGCTACATAATTTGATAAAGTTATGTCAGCGTATATCTGTCGATCATCCATTATATCTAATTGATTCATGTATATATTTTTAGGTTTATAAAATTCTATACCTTTGTATGAAGCTAGTGACAGCTGTTCTCCAATCATAGCATCCATCTTAACAATATTCTTAAGTTCTAGATTCTTTGCAGAGTCTTTTACTTTTTTATCAATTTTTGCCATGACCTTCTCCAGTTTTGTGTTAATAGTTTTTTTTGATTTTACTTTATTTTCTTTAATTTTTTCTTTAGTTACTTTAGCAGATGTTTTATTACTAGCTTTTTCTTCTTTCTTCTCTGGTTCTTTATTATTTTTTGCTATGCTAGTAGACTCTTCTTTAACAGCTTCTTCTTTAGCTTCTTGTTTAGATTCTTTAATAACTTCTGCAATAACTTCTTTCTTTAATGTCTCAACAGTTTTAGTTTTATTCATTGTTTGCACAACTTCTTGTACTTTAGCTACTACTTCTGGAGATGCTTTTTTAGTTGTTGTAACTACAATCTCAAAATTTTCTGTAAGTTCTACACTTGTTACTGCACCACCTGTTTCTACGTTTAATTTTTCACTAATACTTTCTTCAAGTCCAGATATAACATTCCATATTTCAGACTCATTAAGATTTGCTGTACCTAAACCTTCGTTCATATCTTTAATTTCTTGTGCTGATAAAGGTTCATAATCTTCTATAGGAAAATCTAAAATCATTTCAGCTCCTAACAAATTTGGTCCACGTAAAGCTGATGTTGTACTTTGTGATCCATCAATTCCTGTCCAAGACCATTCGTATTTATTAGCATGAACTCCATTGTAATGTAAGCTATCATCAAATGATCCTGCATTAAGATTATAACCAGAATCTGTTGTTCTTATTTGAGTAGATGAAGCTAATACATTTTCGTCTGCATCTAAAACTTTCATAATAACAGTATAAGAATCAACAACACCTGCAGAATTACCACATTGGTAAGCTGATCCACTCCATTCACAGTTTTGTACAGATATAGAGCTGCTTAAATTAATTCCACCATTAAGTTTTATTTGCGTAGAAGTATGAGTAACACCATCTGGTGTACTGTCGCCTTCTATTCCTACTAATGAACCAGTAGCTGTAACTGTCATATCGTGAGATGCTTCTAATTCATTACTAAAAGCTTGACCACAAGCATTGCTCACTTGCGTTTCACAAGTTATTGTAAATCCGTTATGTGTACTGCCATTAGCTAATGCACCAGTAGATCCAGATTGTACACCATCTAAAGTAGAATTACTTTTGTTTGATTTAGTTGTTCCAGCATTAGGTAATATGTTTGTAGTAAAAGCTGTGTCATTTTCATCTGCTAATCCTACTGAGTTACCAAACCAATTTAACATTAACCATAAAAGACTACCCCAAACTATCCAACACCACCATTTCATTTAATTTTATCCATGTGATAATAAATACGTCCTATAACTTTTTCAAACCCCATTAATTCTTGTTGAATCATGTGAACTAAAACTTGAATTTCTACTAATGTAATAACTACCCATGTACTAAGTCCCATAAGTATAGTTCCTAAGAGTGCAATTAAAGCTGTATTAGTTTTTCGGTTCATTATTTTTATAACCAAGTCCAGTTTTTCTGTTACTGTATAATTTTTGCCATGACCATGAGCTTAACTTACTTGAGTAATGATATATAAATAATACTATTGTTTTCATTTGTCAGATTCTAATTCAATTATTTTAAGTTCTTCTATGTAAATTTTTTTATCTATAACTTCACGTTTCTTCATACGTTTAACATATGTTTTATAATCTGGTCTTTCATGATCATATTTAGACCACAACGACATAGCTTCACTACCAATTTTGCCATCTATTGGACAAGGAGTTCCAGCTTGTATCATAGATTCAAAGACTCTTTCGTCCTGGCAAAGTATAGCAACTGCTGCAACTTTCATTCCAAAGTCATTTAGTATTCTAGCTAACTTTAATCTTTCACAATTACTATCAATAAAATGTTTACCACCAGTAATACCAATACCAAATGTTTGAACACCCATTGATGCACCTGTACTACATACATCTTGAGTCATAGAATTGTATGAGGGTGCTGATGCTGTAGGGGGAGCTGATTTTATATTTGATGTAGAACTGTTTGTACTTGTTGTTGTGGATGTACTTCCTGATTCATATGTAGTTGCACCACCTGTGTACCCACCTTCTATAGCTGTGTTTGAACCAGACGTGTTACTTTGTGTACTACCTGCAAAAGCATTAGTATAAAATAAACATAATATAATTATTAGTAACTTTCTCATTTATTAAAAGTTGGTTTATTATATTTATCCCAAAAAGGTAACTGAGCTCCTGAGCTCTTGTAACATTTAGGGCATAATATTTGTTTGTTTGGTAAAGTTATAAAAGACTGCGTGTGTACAATTTCTTTTTTACACTCTTTGCAATAGCCTTTAACTATGTTCACTTTGGCTTACGCATAATATCAGCACCTTTTAAACCATAGATAGCACTTACGACTCC